TAGGATAGCCCACCTTCTGGTAGCCGATTGGAGAGCCAGCGCCAAGCGGCAACCACTGGCCGAAGGCGGTCCCAGTATTAGGGATCGCAACGGTCGTAAGCCACTTATTGGACGGCCAATTTGGAGCAGCCAGCCTTTCCCGACTCAAATAATAGTCAGGAAGAGCCAGCATAGTTCCAAAAGTTCGGCCACTGTAAACACCCGGCGAGCCGCTCACACTAGTCTCCGCCGTAATCTGACGACGATAGTTAAATGCGATCAACTCACCACTGGCGTACAGCTGCGCCTGAACCGGCCTCACACGAAGCTCAACAGCGACACACGTATAACGCGTGTCGTAAGTGACATTCGGAATGAAGTCGGTAGGCAACCCGACAAAATTCAAACCCGTAATCCCGTCAGAGATATTTGAAACAGCGGGTGGGTACTTATCAGCAGACTCCAACCCACCACCAGCCCAAGTCGAATCAGTGTAGTGAACAGGGAAACCCTGGAAACCACCATAATCCGTCAAAGCGTCTGGGGTAGAGAGGTATCTATTATCAGGCACTGGCCACTGCTCACCCAACGGGGTCTCACGACCCGGGGTAGCAGGGTACCAGCCGTCTGCATTAGCTCCAATAAACACGTTGCCACCGGCATTAGCGCTTGCTTGACCGTACAACGTGCATTTGAACATCTGAGGGACCGAAGCAGACGCACCCGGGGCAGCCATTAGCGGCACGGGGTGCGGATTCTTGGTTCTCGGATTTGCAACCGTGTGCGCCCACGCCATCAGAGCCGCCTGGGTCTGAGATGGCATGAACTTGTGGAGCTGGCTGTTCAACGCGTTGTATGGGGTGCCGTAGTTCTTGACACTGCCCACCGCGTCGCTCGGTCTGCTGATCACCTTGGCCTTTGACTTCCCCGTTGAGCTCGCGCTTGCGGGGAGCATCTTGTGCCCGGTTTGCTTCTTCTTTTCCTTTTCTTTGATCTCCTTGAGATCCTTGAGGATCTTCTTTTCTGTTTTGTTGGACATAAAATCTACGAAACAGCTTGGCGGTTCTTCTTCCTGAAAAGGATTTGTGGCCTCTCGGATAAGACCACCCATTGCCAACTCAACCTCACCGAACTCGAAATGGTCATGCTGCAAAAGCACTTGAACATGCTCAGGCACCCATTTACGATCAATGAGAAATTGGAGAATATCTGGCAACTCTCTATTATAACGGCACTCATACATAAACTGCATGAGCTCTGCGGCGTCAAATGGTTTCATAAGAAGCCTATACAGAGTCCGAGGCCAAGCGTGCAACGACGCAACTCCGGGGTATCTAAACATATGGGAGGTAAATTCAAACTCACCACCCAACTGAATATCTACAAAATCGGTGAGCCTGATTCCGCGCTTAGCATATTCTGCCTTGCGCTTCTCATAACCCCCGAAATTATTCTCACAACAGTCATCACCCATTGTGATGGCCCAACAATCCGCTTCTGAACCTCCGAGGTCGAGCGTGGTAGCAAAAGCGTCCAACGCTCTCCCAGTGGAGTTCATCTCAGCGGTTCGAAACGAACCGGATTTCATAATGCCATCAAAAGATTGGACATAGAGATTTCCATTCGAGTCACACCACAAAGCCCGATACATACACAACGTCTGATTTCTCATGGCATTGATAATGCTTGAAGGAGGCTCCATCAATTTAATTGGAACCTCTGTGGCATTGTCCATGGCCTCCCCCGTATATGAGAAGTCCCAGCCCGACACATCAGTCCCGACTGGTTCAACTCCACGGAGAATAGCTAGTTGCACTTCTCTCCAGATGCACTGCAAGTGCTCGTCTGCATGGCCCATTCCAGGCTTCTGCGGCAAGTCTCGCCATCTAGAGATGCACCAATTCTGGTACCTGCCATAGAGGAATCGCTCGACCAATTGGTCGACTAAACCCCTAGAGCTGATAAGTCGCATACGCTGCTGAATAATCTTCTCCACGCTGTGCGGTTCCTGCTTAACAAAAACCCGCACGGCGTCGACAAGGTAAGCATCGACTAGCTCCAAAGCACTCATCCTACGCACGACCTCATACGGTGTTTCCATTAGCAATTTCAATCTTGCCTCTGCCAACACTACGACAGTCATACGCAACTCCTCGATAACGCCGATATTGGTATTACTAACCAACATCAGCGGCATTCCGGGACTAGCTTTATCATTCAATTCAAAACCAACCAGAACATTAACAAAATAATTCCTTATGGCTTCAGGGTCCAAGCTTTGATTCCAAGGCAAGG